TCAGCAGGGAATGGAGACGGCTGCTTTGTTACTACTTTAGTTGGAATTACGGGAGTACTATTTCTACTATGGACATCTTCCTGTGCCTTAGCAATAGATTTCTTTAAGGCTTCCTGCTGCTTAGTCTCTCTCGGCAACTTAGTCATTTGTAAAGACATCTCCACCTGATAACTCCTTACGAGGGATTCTTATTAACTCCGCCTCCGAAAGCAATATAATACAATGTCTTACCTTTATTATTTAACCGATCTTTGTTCTTCGCAAAGGTTATTGTATTACCAGAAATAGTCATGAAATTTTGTGTTCTGTGCATATCTCCATCGCCGCCGCCCTTTGTCCAAGTCCCGAAACCAGTTATCCAATACGTATCTGGCAATCCGCTATCGTTCCATGCATCGACAAATACGGGCGTAAAGGGTAAAGTAACCATTCTATCTTCTGTATCACTCCCAGCTACTGAGCCATAAGCAAATTCAGAAACGCCTCCCGCTGCACCCGCAAAACCTCTTGTGTCTACTATTGCTGCAGAAGTAACGGGCGAAGTAGTAGTAACAGTAGCTAATATCAGATCTGACCCGTAGCCAGATCCTTCCGTATACTGTGGATTGCCGTCCGTATCTATATATACAAAGCCCGCGCCTGAAGAAATAGATAATCTTTGCTCTGGGATGTAAACCGTTGTACCGCCAGCCTTTGCCCACCCCTCCCTAATCACCACGCCCCGATTCGTCTGCGGGTCTGGCTCAACCTTTAACTTATAAGAAGGAAGATTCGGGGTAGTTCTCTTAAAAGCGACTGAGGTTCTGACAGCACCGTCCTCATAATGAGACGCTACCGTAATACCTGAATCATAATAAGAAACGCCATTAATTTTGGGGCCAGCAATCAAGTTAAGAACGCCTACTAGCAAATCGTAATCATTAATATCTGCCAACTCTACAAGTCTGGCTGTTAACGTATTAGTTCCAGGGCCGGCTGCACTGTACGTCCATCTCAAAACGATAAACTTCTCTTTGTCTGTAGTAGGCTGAAGCTCAGCATCCGTCGAAGTTTCGATCCTTACCTGATGTTCAGTTCCGTCGTTGGATCTTATTTCACATACTAGAGGCTTAACTTTTGCGGTAGAGTCAGTAAACGTAACAAAACCGCCTTCATAAATCCCAACAGGCCGGATATCAATATGCCTTTCGTTCACCACACTAGCCCTGACTTCTGCTAGGTAGTCCACTGTTACAACTTGTGTAGGAGTGTCAATCAATGCCATTTTATGCTCCTATATATACAATCTAACTTTTATTACAAAACCAACGCCAGGAAATTCGTACCAATCTATTTGGCCCGAACCTTCCTTATCTACATTAGGATGTAGCCAACCTATGAATACATCATCGCCTATATATATTGCCCCCTCCGATATTCCTTCTAAAGAAGTAGCTTGTGGAATGATTAACTGAAACTCCCAGTACTCTTCGTACGTATAACAATACATTATATCTACGCCACTAGCATTTCTCCACGTATATCTGTCCGGGACTCCAGAAGTATATATAACACTGCCTGAACGTTCTCTCTTCAAAACCTCAGCTTCCAAAGTAAAAGATACAACAGGTAACCCATACATAATAGGTGTAAGTATTCTATTCCTGGCGTCCCACGCCTCTTCTTCAGTTTCAGCATATACATCATTACCCGTGCCTATGCCCCAACCTGTTATATCATTTAGTATGGATGTATACGCTTTATCAAACTGCCAAGGATTACTATGTAAATCTAGCCCGTCGAACTTCGCATCCCGGCCTTCGTCTAAATCCATCTCATCGAACCGGAGTATGGGCATTTCTACCCAATCTAATAATCTTCTAACTACTGTTCCACCCTCCAAGAAAACGGGCTGACCCCCTTTGTCGATAGAATAAATCCAACTATCTAACCAAGACGGCCACGGAACTACTGCGCCTTCCTCCGGGCCGCCTATAGGAAGGTCCAACGTTAATTCGTAATGAGGGACAGTATTAACAGGTCTTATCCTATCTATATACTTATGAAGACTAGTAAAGTTACCGAAAATCCACAAATGATCAGGGTCTGCACTAGTAGCTGAATTAAATACGTTCAGTAGAATAGAAAAACCAAAATGCGGGGATTTGTAATAAGTAGAATCAAATCCTGTTGGATTCTCCCCTTCGTTTCCTACGAACCAGTAATCCACAGGCAGGAAATTAACATAATCATTAGTGTAGAGATCACTAACATTTACAGTAACGTTCATTAGATAAGCAATAATGTCAAGAGCCCGGTAGGTGCCCTTCATCTTTATCCAATCTGTTGCTCCCCTAACCTCCTTCCTCAACTGGTCTTCAAACGTATCATCAAGTACCTCCGGAAATTCGATGCCAAGAAGGCTGGCCAAGTGATACAAATTAGGAAACCCAACTGTATCAGGATCTTGCAAAAGACGGAGATCTCGTATCTTCTCCAACCAACCTCCTACAGTGTAACTGAGTACATCTATTAAATCTATTAGCAGTTGCGAATTGCGAAACTTCTCTGGAATCAACTGCATCAGATCTAGCTGTCTAGACTTATCTAATATCAGTTCAAATTCTAATTTCATACCGTTTTACGCCTTACATGCATTTAATCGAAATCCTAAATGCGATCAGGTCTCCGTCATAGATAATTGTCGTGGTAGGCATTCCCATAAAGGATAAGAGATATACACTGCCTGTATCATCATGCTCAGTAACCATAAAAGCATTATTTATTGGACCTATATCGCCGCCTGATGCAACGATAGTCATCTCCTTCGTATATACCATCCAATCGCCTTCGTCTAAAGCTATCTGGTCAAAATCAATTGTATCTCTCTCAAGAGTCTGTCGACTATACCCGTTTCCTACAGGTTCGTTAGGAATATCAGCTGCAGTAGTCTCTTCACTCATTGCTCCATAACAAAAGCCTACCTTAAAACGATCAGGGACAAGTTGGTTACGAAAGAAACTCTCGAGAACAAGCCTTTCACCTTCGTCTACTAAGGCGTTTTCTTTTTTGAAGGACCATTTCTTTTCACCTTTACTGAAATAAGAAACGTCCCAAATAGCTCTATACCATTTATGTTTACCCATAATTAATCCTTCTTACGTTTCGTGGGCAATACTTGTAATATCGACTTCCTTTAGTCTACATATCTGTCTATGAGTAACGACTATTCCATAATTCTCAATAGGTTCAGCCATATCAGCTTCTTTTGGATCTTGCTGATAACGGACATATACAACATAATCAGAGGCAGGATCGGGACTTAGCGTAACGCCTATAACTCCAGTAGTATAGTTTATACTGCCTGTAACAGTATATCCTAACGGATTACCGTCAACGTCTTCATACGGATTACCATCTTCATCAAGGTAGGTAAAGCCTCCTGCCTCATCATCCCGGGCGACCTGATACTCAACCGTTCCGTCGTTAACAAATACTCTTACACTGCCTTCTCTTATCGCTGTTGCGTCAAGGGTCTCACCATAATCATATATCGAATCATTACCAAATACCAGTTCTTTATATATTTCTAATGTCAAATGATGATGAGATATGCCTTCTAGCTCATCTATAGCCTGAACCAAATTAGAATATTTGACATCTTGACCAAGTAAAGCAGTCTCGCCAAGAACGAACTGCTGGGGTAGAACGCCTTTTGGACCTCCACTATCGTCTGGTACCTCACTAAGGACGTCCTCTCTAGCATCAGTAAGTGAATAGTTTTTAGCTACAAGCAAATCAACAACAGCTATTACTTCCAAAATAGTCGCTTGAATATATTCATACTTAACAGTTATCATTGACTTTTCTCGAATATATTCAGTAAGTGCCTGTTTGAAAGCCGTAGTCGGATGTGCCCACTCCTGCATCAACAAAACGATGTTGACTTTATTAAACATGTCGTAATTAGGCGGATTTTCTTCATTCTCTCCCCAAACATTAACATCCGCAACACCATTCCTGTTTTTAATAATAGCTATATAATCATATCTAGTTACAGCCCTATCTCCTGTTTGAAAGATCTGAGGAGCTTCTGCTTTAATCTCTTCTATATCCTCAGCATCATCGCCTCCAACAAATGCCCCAAGTATCTCGCCATCATCATCAAGTGCGGACGAATTAGTAACAGTCACGCTTTGAACAGCTCCGTCAACGTCTACTAGTGTCGACTCAAGATTAGTTAACTTGTCGCCAGCATACACATTCCCCTCAATGCCGTCCGTAACTACATACTGCAATAAAATAACCGAACCCTGAGGCGGGGCTAATCCCTTAACGTTGTCGCCAAAGACTATCCTCAAAGTATCGTCTAACTCCTGTCTGACTATATAAACCGGATCAGTACCACAAATTGTATACTCATCATCGTTGCCTGGTATCCTATATATGCCGGAAAAGGAAGATACTCTATACCAAGGCGTGCCGTCAACCGAGACTGACAACGCATCATTTTCAACATCAGTCTCTTGAATTAAGTATTCCTGGTTTATAGCTCCGGTAGCTGATACTTCTCTCTGTACCAGTTTACCTTGCATCGCATAAAGATCGACAGAAGTAGTACCTGCACGTAACACACCTCCTCCTGTTAACCTACCAGTATACTCACCAGTAATAGAATCTAGCTCTTTCTCGCCAACTATAAACTCTAACTCATCAGAAGACTTGACTTTTGTTCCGATAGGAATAATAATATCCTTTGTATGAGGAGAAGATATCGAAAACGTAAGCAAGCCCAGAGACGAAGTTTTCCTTTTAGGCAGATAATTTATTAACTTAACTAAGTTGACTACGCTTGATCTTAATTTGGCAGTGTCAAGATATCCTTCCTCAGCCCTTCTTTCGATATAGAAAAGACATAAGTTAGCTATATAAGCATAAAACTCTATCAGCATCTGTCCTGTGCTGGATTTATATACATCCTGCCAAGCCTTTCTTTCCTTCAAACGATTCTGTAACTGAATAACTAAGTTATCAAAATCATAATCAACATAGTTAATAAGAAGGTTCGTAGAAGCCATTTATTAGCCCTCTTTAACTGTAAATTTATGTTCAAATATCCTATCATATCCACGAATGGTAAAGGAAAGATACAATTCCATATAATTCTGGTCCGGTACTCTTACTAAATTCGCGGAGTTAACAATAACTCTATCGTCCCACTTTTCGATTGCTTCTCTTATACCACTAGTCATAAGTTCCGCTGTATGGTCGTCCATTAACTCAAATACAATATCATGAAGACTTGATGCAAATGTTGGCAACATCACTCTTTCCGAAGGATAAGTACGCAGAATATTATCAATTGACGTAATAACTGCATCTATATTAATCGCCTTCTTGATATTACCTCTCGCATCTGCAACTATATCATGATGCAGATCCGACCAAACTTCAGTAGCTTGATATGTTACAGACATATACTAGTCTCCTAAAACGGCCAGTTGAAGAATCTTAATCCATAAACCGAACCTGCGATACTTATCTTTATATGTCCTTCTCTTCCAGGAAGATGATCCCCAAAAACTACATTACCTCCTGAAGACCCTTCAAAATTAATGAAAGGGGAGACCTGACTGTTCTGCAATAAGTGCAGTAGCTCAGCAGATGTATTGTTCGCAATCTGTATCTTGCCATTCGACATCACCTTCAAACTCGCTCCGTCAGGATGTGTAATAGTTATTGTCTTAGCTGTATCATCTATAACGATCTGAAAGTTACCAGATGTCTTAAGAGCTTTCTTACCTACGTAATTATCACTTTGTACAATTGAAGGCACGCCGTGCAATCTAGTTTGAGCCTCAGCAAAATAAACTGGTTGATATATATCTCCTGCTTCAAAGAAAACCCATACATAAGAACCGATACTTGGAATACATAAGCACCCACTACCTGAACCGGCACCGTTGAAGATAGGCATAGCCGGAACCGCCCAAGGTAAAAGTTCACTGTTGATACCTCTGAAGAAAGGATAAATCTCAACTTTCACCCTACCTACTTTCAAGGGATCAACATTATCAAGTACTTTTGCCCGATAGTTGCCTAAAACAGATTTTCCAGTATTTGTCCTCATTGTTTTATCTCTTTGAATACTTCTTTTCCCTAGGTTCAAGTAGTGAAGTATTGTCATCTACGTCAACACCGCACCTTGACAGAAGTAATCTAGTAAAAAACGAATATCCCATACTATGTATAACTTTCCTAACTAACCACAGACCCGAATACTGAGAAGCGAGCGCAGCATCCTCTCTATCAGGTTCAGGGAAGTACAACTTAACAACATCTCCCGGTGCTGCGTTCTGAATACCCCAAGTAGTTATCCACAAGTTAACTAATCCGTTCAGTCTTCTATAGTGCTGCCCTACCGCCCTTCCTCTAAATGTTTGAGTGAAATCATTACTTCTGCCTAAATGAAATGAGATACTATCTGTAGGATCTTCCTTATCTATTAAAAACTTCTCAGATAAACTTGGATACTCAAGCTCGATATCGCCAGTATCTTCTGAAACATAAGTACCTGTCGAATAATCAAAGTACGAATATGCTTGCTCTTTTGACCCGAATATACCAAATGCCCTACCGTTATCGTATACTTTGTATTCAAATATAGGTCTGAGATCATTCTCAACGTCCGGTATATCTCTGTATAAAAACTTCCACACAATAGGACCAGCTATCATCTCTTCTAACGACTTAAAAACAAGATATGACTTATCCCTTACATTCTTTACAAAACAATAATAACAAACTTCTCCAGATTTGCCTTCCAAATTACTTCTTAAATACGTAAGTAGTTCTATATTACTGCAGCCAGGCTGTATCAACGACTTAATATAGGACAAGGATTGACTTATCTCGGTTCCATCGAGGGTCATCTCAGACGCTAATTCCTCCATGACTTCGACGATGTTCTTATTCCATCCTCGTGTTCTATCAGGAGAGAACAATCCTTCAACGTCCAACAACCCTTCTAGTTCGTAAGAATGCGAAGAATCGGGAAATCTTCTATATGTCTTGAAATAAAAGGAGTTATACTCTTCTTCGCCGTCCCCGGTAGTAATTAAGGAAACATATAAATTCGACATCCTTTTATCTGAGGGTATGGACCTACCTACCACACCTTGAGGATCTTTGAATTTTAGACTAATTGTAGGAAGAAAACTATCTATACTCTGCGTTATGTAAAACTTCTGTAGTCCAGCAGGATCTAAATAAACATCCTTCCCTTGACCCTTCTTTTCAGAATCAAATTGAAACTGTAATTTATAATCTTGCTTTATCATCTTAACTTGTACTTCTTAGCAAAATCTTGTATGTCGACAAAACTTGGTATAGTGGCGACAACGCCTATCTGCGTATCGAAAAAAGGATCTTCTATCCCACTAACTACACACCATATCCACCAATAGTTAACTGTACCGTAGTTTCTATAGCTAGTTATATCAGGACGCTTCCTATCAATTGAATCAAGTCTATAGTAGCCAGGCGTGCTTTTTACAACTAACTTAGATATACTATTCCTTAGAAAGTCCAACTGCTCTACGCCGTCTACTTCTACTTTGTCGTAAAACTTAGTTCTATTCATATCTACTCACTCGTTTGGCCAGTCAAGGCTGACCAAGCTTCTGCTATAGTTCCTGCTGCTCCCGTTACGTTCTTCTTAAACAAATCATAACTATATTTAGGCTCGTAGGGTTTATCAGCCTCCCCTATTGCATACTGGAAGTTCTGACGGTCCATTATCGTATACGTTTCGAACTTGACGTTCACAGTAGCACTTATAGGTTTCCCTTTATCAGTGAACTTGGGTTCAACTACTGTACTAACGTCACTAATAACAACATCCCGAAACGTATACATTTTTCCCAAAATGATTGTTATCTCATCTCCTGCAGAGGATGTATCTTTAAGATAAGGTGTTTTCATGAATGCTGAAGGACCAGGAGGAGCCAAAAGATCGCCTATATGCTTTCCTTCGTCGTTCTTATAACGTTTCCAAAAGGGAAGTGCCATCTCTTGTAGTTTTGTACAAGCCTTAAAGACATTACGATCAGCATCATCTACCGCTTCAAACTTCAAATTCATTGAAATACCTATAGGGGACGTACCTCTCCACATCCTAGCTGTCATCCAAGGTCTTAGTAAAGTAACACCTCCCAAATACTGCGGTGCCGTTCCGACTATACCCGAAAGAAAACCTAGACCTATAACTGGTTCCCAACGACCTGTTATATTTGTAGTTATATTTTCTTGCATAACTGCTCTAACAAGCACATTCATCTGCTTACTATACACAGAAACAAGATAAGAAGACGGGACTTTGTTTATAGTAGTGCCTCCTCCAGAAACGTAGCCGTAAATTGTACTGCCAGATACAGTATGCGTACCATGTGCTATACCAACGGGTTTCTTACCAGGCTGTTTCCTAACAACTGACGTCATTTTTCATATCCTTTCAGTTCTACTGGTCCCAAGAAGCTGGAACGTATCCTGCATTAAGCCATTCCAGATAGGGCGATAGATTAGGATCTTGAAAATTAGGCTCGTCTACTGAGCTTACGTTTCTTTCCTTAGTAGCCTCTAATATCTGTTCGTTTGATTCAGCAGTACGTTTTATATATTCAACTACTCGATTATAAGGAACACCCATAACAGTAGGCATAACAAAGTGACCAGGTTCTCTTTCTACCCTTCGTTCTATCAATTCTTCATAAGGAACACTCTTATACCGTACTGGCGGCATAGCAGCAAAAGGTACGGGAGGTAGAGCAGCAGCAGATTCCTCTAATGCTTCACTAAACTCCCGTCGAAGTTGATATAGTTCTAATAGAGAACCTAAGAAACCCTTATCATCAGGAGAGGGTTCTACCCATCCCCTTCGGTACGACGTGGTATAAATCAACTCCCCTAACCCTATTCCTGTGAGAGCTATTGAAAGTGGCCACAAGACTTTCGAAGCTATTGGTACTAGTTTTGGAGCTGCTTTTATAGCTTGACGTTTCAAGAACGCCCGCCCCGTTTTAGTTGTTAGAGATAGTATAGCGCCAGTAATGCCTGAAGCTATCCAGGTTTTTATTCTGGGATGTTCTTCAAGAAAGTCTCTTACCGCCTTCTTAACCTCGCCTGATGTACCTACAGGTACACCTGTCCGTTTCTCTTCTGGACTTGGTCCGAGAAGCCTGTCCATAATAGCTTTTATTATCTGTGTGCCCGTAATACCCGCAATAACATAACCTAAGGTTTTGAGCGGATTACGTAAGGTACCTGACAAGGCTGCGCCTATAGCCCCTCCAAACAATGAATCCAGAAAATCTGCAGATTCCACACCTCCTACAACTCTGCCTCTGCCTCCTACTTTCGTGGCTTGCAACAACTCTCTTGTCCACCTGGCTCTGTACGCCCTTTTATCAAAGAAATAAAATAACGGTTCTGTAGCTTCTTCTTTTTGTCTCCTAGTTCTTGCTCTAAAAGCCCCTAAACCGACCCCTGAGGGAATAATGCCAGATGGCATGAGTTCTTCGCCTAAGCCTCCAACTAAACCTGCGGCAGAAGGTACGCCCAATCTTCTCATAGCCCCTGTTCCCATCCTACCAGCGGAAAGAAACTCCTGAAGTTGCGTCTCCCTTCTCCTCCGCATCGGACCTGATATTGACCCTCCTAGCACTCTGGCAAATCTAACAGGTGCCCTAAGTAGTCCCGTTACTAGTGCTGCGCCAGAATAGCCAAGAATATCATACATCGCCTTCCTGATCGGACCAGATACTAATCCGCCGAGTAACCCGAAAAATCCGGCAGCTGTTGCTCTAACAACTCCTCTTATAAGGCTTGGACTCTTGGGAACTTTCTTTAACCGTTCGTGTATTAGCTTCTGACTTTTTGCCATATCACTAGGACTAAGGAGCCCTTCTTCGAGTCCCATTATCTCGTCTTTATACTTCGGGTCCTGTCCTAAAGCCTTAGAAAGCTCCTTCATATCCTTAGCAATAGTTTTCGTCAAGTCAAACATTTTCTTGAGTTCAGACTTAGTTGCTCTCACTCCGCCTTCTGCTAACAATTTCCCGATCAAACGGATAGATAATTGAACTTTATCTAGTAATCCAGCAGCTACGTTGTGAATAGGAGAGTCTGGAGGATATGCCGCCATCACGCCTTCTAAGTAATTTATGTATCTAGTCGAATATACATCTCTTACATTACGGATGATCCTAACAGTATCTAAATCAAAAGCTAGAACGCCTTCTTGAAGATAAGCAGACTTCCATCTATAACTTCTTCTTATATCCATCACTTCTGCCTATTATAGGCCTCTTTTTCTTTCCTAAACTGCTCGGCTAATCTATTATAGTACCACTCTTTTTCCTTTAGTGGCATATCGTCTATCTCTTGCAGAGAAAACTTACCGTAATACTTAAGTTGAAATCTTTCCTCCATAACGTTCTTTAAGTTCTTTACCGAACGGAAAAAGGAGTCCAATACGAAAGGGCACCTCTGCCCTGCCTTTTCCGCCACAAAACCTGCACTCATAATCAGTTGTCATATCAGGTCCGTGATAATACTCCTCATGAAAAGCTCTTATCCGAGCCAGGTCTCTACTATCCATTTCCTCTAGAAGAGCCATCTTTTGGACAGTATTAAGTCCTTCTTCTACTATGCTAATAGCAAATCTATAAAGATAAGACGATCCTGAGCTATTCTCGTACTCAAGTATGTTTATCTCATCCTGCACTGTAAACTGACGTAGACTAATAATTTTACCGTCTGACAGTTCTATAGGCATAGGTTCTTTATAGTTCTCAGGTAAACTTATCACTTCCAGCTCGTTCAAATCAACTGACATATCCAACTTCTGATAGCATGTATCACAAATTGCTTCGAAGTTAAATACGTTAGAATAAGAGTTGATCGCTTCCCATATTAGTATGTATAACCTATCGCCTATAGTCATACTAGAAGGATCTACGCCAATAACAATATTCTTCAGTAACTCAAGGAATTTCTTTTCTAAGTTTCTAGAATTCATCTCCGCAATAAGTTTCTCGTCTTTACCTTTTAACGGACGTACCTTTACATCCTCTGGCTTGACATTATGATAAGTCAAACATCTAGAAGGTAATGATATACTAACAAATCCCATTTCAGTACCCATAACTATCATCTCCTTATTAGTATTATATAAAAAGTTTAGAAACCCTTTACTTTTCCTATTACTTCTCCTACTTTTCCTGTTACTTTTCCTGCTACTTCACCTACTTTTCCTGCTACTTCACTTACTTTTCCTACTACGTCTGTTAAGCTTATCCTTACTAATCTGTCAAGACTAAACTCCATTATAAACTTTACTATATCTTCAGAGCCGTACGACAAATCATAACTAGGGAACGTTGTAGGAAAACATCCCTCTAATCTATATGTATCTGAAGGCACTCCCATAGTACTACTCATCATAACATATACATTATGCTTATAATTATTTGATTCATAGAAATATCCCTTAGGACTAACTATATCGTCCTTCCAGGCTTGGAAAAACATAGTAACTAAGTCAGGGTTAGGTTTAATAAAAGTCATAGTGCACTTATTAATCGTTAATCCACTAGCAAAGAATGATTGATAAGCTCCTTCTTTCATCGCTGACAAATCAGTTATCGTATACTCTCCGAATCTGACTTCCTGAACATACTTAGATAAGAATATCCCTGGCATCTTTCCTATGATAAAAGGAAAAAGGACATCCCAATTGTAAGTACGTTGTACAGGCAGTAATTGACTAAATCCAAATACGCTGTCCATCAATGCCATTAGTCGGCTTCCTCCCAATGGTCATACGACCATGTTACAGGATATAATACATTACCTTCATCGTCATAATTCAACGCCACATCGCCACGTACAGACGGAAAAGCACCGACTAGTTTGATCCTCATCGTCTTCTCGCCTTGTGTAGAAAGCAGAGTGAGATAAATATCCGTCTTGACAAAAAAGTCGCCTACCCCAAGATTAGTCCGGTCATGGACAATTTTTTGCTGCCAGGAATAGATAGCATTAAAGACCTTCTTATCCTCGCCCTCAATAAAGGTACAATCCCAAGTATGGGTATAAGTCAACTTACCGGGATATACAACACCGGCTGATTGCTTAAAAGGAACTACAATCGTACCTACGCTCCTCTCCGGGATAGAAGTTGACTGACAACGGATAAGAAAATCTTGAGCTTCTCCTTCGCCTACCGGAGTAGGTACTAGTACCTCCCACATATAAGTACGCTGCGGATTGGTTAGATCGTTCTTTAGCGCATCAGCGTTCATCGTAGTCATTTCAAATTCTCCTTATATAATTATATAACAAGTTTCGTTTTCCACATTCAAGATAATTATAGGACTCTCTCGTCTTTATACTAGAAAAGGACTCCCTTAGAGATTAATTCTTCAAAACTCGCACCTGTTCTGGTAATAATCGTCTGCAACTGGATATACTCAGCCGCCCGAGAGGGTTTAATAAATATATCTACATGTAATTCATTAGCATCAATTACTGCCGGCGTATTATTCCTCTCATCACAAACAACTTGAAAACCCTGATCTCCTGCTTCAGTTTGGAAAGCTCCAGAAGCGGATAGCTGGCCCATATACTCATCTATCATAGCTTTAATCCTAAATCTAGTTAGCTCACTGTTAGGTTCAAAAGCAAAGCTTCTCAAAGATATGGCTATCGACTTCTCGATGACTATTAACAACCTTCTGACATTTAGCCTATCAAGAGCAGATGCTTTAACCTGTTGTGTCTTCTGTCCCCAAATAACATTACCTTGACCTCGAAATGTCTGTAACGGATTAATCTGAGCCTCGTATAAGGTATCTCGTTCTCCTTCAGTAAACACAGTAGTAATACCAAGAACGTTCAAGATACCTCTATTAAAGCCAGCCGGTGCATACCAAGTATTAGCTCGGTAATCATTATAAGCAATCTGAGAAGCAATATAACCTGATGGGGGAACTTCGATAATCTTATCACTATATGGGTCGTATATCTTTACCCATGGTGAATACAGAGCACAGTAACTGGAGTTAAAGTTCTGAGTATCCTTTCGCCAGTTAACCATATTCTGAATACTACTTAACTGACTATAAGGCAAATCAAAAATAGCGACGCAATCTAACCTATCTTCTGCTATCGTAAGCATAGCACTCTGAACTGATACCGAAGTCTGCCCGCCGTTCAAAAGTAATCTAATATCAACATCGTCCGGATTAGCAAAGTCTTGCCAACCAGTGACCAACTCACTAGATGTTACGTCGTTGCCGTCTGTGCCACCTGATAAAGCCAGCAAAGATGCTTGAGCCTTGGGCAGTACCGTATTCGGTATATTAGTATTGTCCTGAACAGTAATATACTTACTAAAACCATTGATCTTATCTTCCAGATATAGTTGTCGGCCATAACCGTCTGTCTTCTCTTGTCGTGATACCTTCCATGTCTCAACTAATTCATAATCACCGTCATCGTTTAGATACCACACCTCAATTTCGAAAGTATACTGATCCTGAATTACCGCCGTTCGCTTAGCCACGCCGTCGTAGTAAGTGCTCACAACATTCTTAATTACAATAGCAATATCGTTATTCCAGGCACCTGGATCCTTACCGAAGATGTTGAATAGAACATCATCCTCTGTAGAATCATAATAGAATACATCCGAAGCTTGTCCTATAGCAAAGCCAGCATTGTCCTCATCCAGTTCGTTATAGAACGAATCCGATTCAGCCATAATGTCGGCTCCGCCGTAAAGTGCTCCGTTAATCACTCGTCGACAGTAGAGTACGCTCCCGTTCTCGAGATACGCAAGGGCAGTATAGTGAAAGTAGTTCCCGGGCTCAGGTTTACCATATTCTTCTATAAACTGCTGCGAATTCGTTACGAGAGTGACTTCTAAAGAGCCTTTCTTTGAGAATCCTACTAATCCTGCTGACGTTGTGGATATAGTAGGAATGATGTTCGAAATGTCACGTTCTTGAACGTAAACCCCGGGGGATAAGTATTTCCTTGACATAATTTTTACTCCTTACAACTTAGAAACAGCCTTTCAGCTACAATCAAGATTAATGTTTCTTCCTTCAGATACAATCATAAAAGAATCATCTCCTATATACTTATTAAGCCTAACTATTTATTACAATCTATAGATAATCTCTATCTACTGTTTTTTTAACTCTTCTTCAGGTATTGGATTGTATTTACACAGGAACTTCCCTGCTACTTTTTCAGGCGCTCCTTCTAAGGATGTTAGTTTATTGTAACTACAATAAAACCTACCTCCTACTTCTCTAGGTGCTCCTTCTAAAGATGTTAGTTTGTTGTGAGTACAATAAAAATGACTTCCTACTTCTTTAGGTGCTCCTTCTAAGGATGTTAGTTTGTTACAACTACAATAAAAACCTCCGCCTACTTCCTTGGGAACACCTTCTAAAGTTGTTAAGTTATTGAAACTACAATCAAAATCGCCTCCTACTTCTTCAGGTGCTCCTTCTAAAGAAGTTAGTTCGTTGTGACTGCAATCGAAATCACCCCCTACTTCTTTGAACTTAACAGGAATACTTGTTAAGTTCATCTTAGAAATATCTACATCTCCTTCAGTAGAATAAGTACCATCAGGATTCCTAGTCAAGTTAAACTCCCGTATAAACTTTTCTTCTCTAGTTGGATAAGCATCT